GACAAGATTTTCGGCTACGTGAAGTTTAACGCGACTGCCCGGTTACCAATCAGCCGTGTTGCAATACCTCGATTGGACTAAGAAAATAATTTTTTCTTTTTTTCTTCCGACATTGCATCTTTAAGGCATGTGTGTGCGACTTGCTCCAAGGGTTCTATTAGTAATAATTGTTAAATATTAGAACTCTGTTATAATATTTAATCAATTATTAGTAATAGGTTCATTGGACTTGTCGCGCGCGCATACCTATCTTTGCAATTTCGTAAGATTAAAAGGGAAAAGTATTTTCCCTCTGCGTGAAACGCAAATTAATAGCAACTTTGTTGCGTGCGTCAGGGATTGCAGGCGAGTATCGTAGCGTAGCGAAGATATGTTTGAGCCGTAAAGCCCGCTCGGACGCCCAAATAAATATTAAAATTTTAAATTTTACAATTATGGCTAGAAATACAAAACCGGATTACAAATCTGTAATATGTGAATTTGATGTACAAAAAGATTTTGAAAGAACGAAACCTAATCTAGGTTTGACACCTCAACAAGTAGCTGAAATGGCAAAACGCGGTATTCCCGTTTCTCCTATGAACGTAAATTTTATTGACGTTAACGGTGATGCTTCTTGGAATATAGAGCCGCAATTCCGTCGTGAAATGGATATGGCTACTGCTTGGGAAATGGAAAAAGCCTCTCAACGTAAGGCGCTCCAGGTTCTTCGTCAGAAGAAATTTGGTGATAAATATATTAACCCTCAAAATAATTGATTATGTCTAATGTTGGAAAAGGTGCCGCTGCTGGTGCAACTGTCGGTTCTGCCATTTCCCCCGGACTAGGTACAGTAATTGGCGGCATCGGAGGTGCCGCCATTTCTGCTATTGGTAGTTTTTTCGGAAATAAAAGTAACCGCAAAGCATCTGCTGAAGCATTTGAGCGTGAAAGTAAATTCGCTCGTGAGGAACGTTTAGCGCAACAATCGTGGATAGAACAAATGTATGAAAAGAATAATTCGTATAATTCACCTGCTGCGCAAATGCAACGTATGAGAGAAGCCGGATTAAATCCGGATTTAATGTACTCTCGTGGTGACGTAGGCAACGCAACTGCTCCCGAAGCTCCTGCGCAAGCTCCTACACCTCGATTCAATGTGATACCTACTAATACTTACGGACAGACTGCGCAAATCGCTGCTGATGCTGGTTTGAAAGCTGCTCAAGCTCGGCTTGCTTCTTCCGAAAGTAAGAAAGCGGATACTGAAGGAAGTTTACTTACCGCTGATTATCTGTTGCGTAAAGCTCGTACGGAAAGCGATATTGAGTTAAATAACTCGACTATTTATGTAAATCATGAACTCGGTCAATTAAATCATGCTCAAGCTGAAGTTGCTGCAAAGAAACTTGAGGAAATAGATGTTGCCATGTCTGAAGCTCGTGAGCGTATTAATACAATGAAAGCTCAACAATCACAGATTGATGAGAATATAGTTCAGATGAAGTTTGATAGGTATTTGCGTTCTAAAGAGTTTGAACTTCTTTGTAAGAAAACGTATCAGGAGATGAAAGAGAGCAATTCTCGTATTGCTCTTAATGCTGCTGAAGTTCAAGATATAATGGCTACTCAAATGGCTCGTGTAATGAATCTCAATGCGTCTACCTATATGATGAAAAAACAAGGATTGTTAGCTAGTGAACAGACTATGACGGAATTGTATAAACAAACCGGGATTGATATCTCGAATCAGCATGCTAAGTTTAATTTTGATCAAGCTAAGAATTGGGACTCTACCGAACGTTTTACAAACGTTGCTACGACTTGGATTAATAGTCTGTCGTTTGCTGTTGGTCAGTTTGCAGGTGCTACTACTTCCTTACAAAAAGGTGGTTTTTTAGGTAAATCTATGTCTCCTATTGGATTTCGTTAATGATTAGCCGGATGTCCTCCGGCTTTTCACGATTTATTTTAAAATCGTACCGCTATAACTCGATAAGTATGTAGTAACTGACACACCTTCTAATCTTTGATTATTTCCACCGGAAAAGTTACGATTTGCCCAAAGTGCGGCTTCCGTCCGCTAAAACTATTTATTATGAATAATATCTATTGTGAAGACCCGAAAGTAATTTGGCATCCACATGCCTCTAAGCTGATACAGAAGTATCGTACGTTTACGATGCCTTCCGGCACATATCATGGTTCTGTTCTCCATGTGAATAAGAATCATGTCAATAAAAACAATATTGATAAATATACTATTGTGAATCCTACTACTGGTGAAACATTCCCTATGTTCTTGATTGTACCCTGTAACAAATGTGCTCTTTGTAATGAAAAGAAGGCTCAACAATGGTCTTTTCGTGCTCTTTGTGAATCATATACTTCTAATAAACAAGCCTATTTTATAACTCTTACTTACAATAATGAACACTTACCGAAAAACGGAGTATTTCCGGAAGAAATTCAACTGTTTTTTAAACGCCTTCGTACTAAACTTGATAGACGTGGTATTTCTCATAATCTTCGCTATATTGCAGTTTCTGAATATGGACACTGGTCTAAACGTCCTCACTATCATATTATATTATGGAATTTCCCTGATAACTTCGAAACCGCATATTCGAGGCTTTCACTCATTGAAAGCTGCTGGCGTCGTCCTACTGGTGAGTACAATCCTGACGGGTCACCTGTTACTAGGTCTATCGGTTTTGCTTATTGTGTTCCTGTTATCAATGGTGGTATCAATTATGTTATGAAGTATATGGGTAAGCGCGAATGCGCTCCTAAGGATATGAATCCTACGTTTATGCTCGCTTCCCGTAAAAATGGAGGTATTGGTTCTGCCTATGCTGAACAGCTTCGCGCATTTTATGAGCAACAACCTGATACGTGTGATATGTCTGTTATTAATATTTATACTGGACAATCATTGACTACAATGTTACCTCGTTATTATCGTATGAAGTTTATGCCATCTACTTCAATGTGTTATGACCCTAATTTTATTAAGTATTTTAAAGATACCGTGCGTTGGTTTGAAATTGCTCGTTATCTTCACAGGCAATATAAACTCCCGTTTAAGTTTACTTACCCTGAAGAATATCTTCGTCTTGTTCGTATGACCGGTAAAACTCCTTATTATAATCCTTACAAAACTGTTATAAATGATACCTTTATAAAGTATTATCTTCCTCAATTCTGTTCACAAACCGTTTATGAGGATTTATATTATAAAGCATTCTCTTATGCGCTTGACTGCTTGTCTACCGCTCTTGTGTTTTTTGATTCTTCTCAAGTTCTGAAGCATGAAAAATCCTTACAAATGAATTCATTACAACAAGCTGCTATTAATGCCCGAATGTCTATGAGAGAGGAACTTAATCTTAAAAAAGCTTCTTATGATGTTCGTGAGAAGATGTATAAACATTATAGAAAAGAGAAAATTTAAACTAGATTTAACGCTTGGTTAACGCTTTATTAACAAAAGAATTCTTATCTTTGTAGTGTAAGAAAAAGGAATACTAATTTAATTTATGTGTTATGAAAAAGTACATTGTTTTTTATGTTAACAAAAGTGGTTTAAGGGATTTTGTTATTATTGATGCTATTGATTTTAAAGATGCCACCATTGTTTCTAAGTCGTTTTCTAAGGCTACTAAGTGTGAAATATTAGGTGTTTGTGCTGATTGTTTTAAATCGTTTAAACTCGATAATAATGAATAAGTATACGTTTATTTTTGAAATTGGTTGGCGTGATCCTGAAACTGGACGTCTTAAACCTTATGAGTTTCGTAAGAAATCCCAAATGTCTATTAATGATGCTCGTGCTTACGCTCGTCGTTTGTCTAATACCCAAAACGTTTTCCATGTTTGTTTTTATAAAGAAATGTACTAATATGTATAAAGGTGTTTTAAAGTTTATTAAAAGAGAAACACTTTATGAGGAGTTTCTTATAAATATTGGTATTTTTAACCGTCCCTCAACTGCTGAACGGTTTCGTAAGCAATTACAGGACGCTAATGTAGGTTATGATGTTTTATTAATTCTTGAAAAATTATGAAAATTACTCCTAGTCAGTGGGTTGACCTTGTAAAGTTGATTTCCACATTTATTATTGGTGTGATTACTGCCCTTACAGTACAGTCCTGTACTGCGTCTATGTCTGTGTTTTGGAAAAATTCTAATTCAAAACAGGATTCTCAGCAAACTACCCAACAAAAGGTAGATTCAGTAACTATTAAACCTAATTTTTAAATGTCACAAAGTATTTTTGACGCTACATTTGATGCGAATAATCGTATTAATGTAAATTCATTTGATTGGTCTCATGTGAATAATTTGACTACTAATTTCGGTCGTATTACTCCTGTCTTCTGTGAACTTGTTCCTGCTAAAGGTTCTTTACGTGTTAATCCTGAGTTTGGTCTTGAATTAATGCCTATGGTATTTCCTGTTCAAACTCGTATGTTTGCTCGTCTTAACTTCTTTAAGGTGACTCTTCGTTCCATGTGGGAAGATTATTCTGATTTTATTTCTAATTTCCGTGATGATTTGGAAGAGCCGTATATTAATTGTTCTCCGGTTTCTTTTTCTAAAATGTTTACTACCGGCTCTCTTGGTGATTATCTAGGCGTGCCTACTCGTAAATCTTATTTCGCTTCTTCTGCGTACCTTACTTCATCGGTGGTTCCTTGTTCTGAATCTAAAAAGATACGGTTAGTTAATTCTTCTTATTCTTGGGATTCTATTGTATCTAATCTTGGATTTGGTAAAAATACGAGTACATTACCTGGTTTTTCTTGCGCTAGCGCTTATGATGATTCTTCTACTGTACTTTTGAGTTCTAACGCAATGAAAATTCAACGTTACAAAAATGCTAATTTTGAGTTTTATGTTATTAATGACGTTAAGCGTGATTATCTTTCTCGTGGTCTTCTTATCGGCATAGCTCCCAATAATATTATTCATACTTGGGAATTCAATATTCCCGTGGATAATCAAAGCCAACTGCTTAGGGTTTCTATTCCTTTAGGTGATATGGTTAATCTCTTTAATAATCAGGATTCTAAAGCTGACGGAATTCAATTTTTTATGCTTCTTCCTTCTGCAGATATGCCTTCATCTTCTGATTTGGCGTCCTCTACTTTTACCGTATATGATACTCCTTTAGATTCTGAAATTACTTTTGATAATTTTCCGTTTAAATCTCGGAAGGTCGGCACTAATTCTTATCCTCGTTTGCTTGCATATCGTTTTCGTGCTTATGAATCTGTTTACAATGCTTACTATCGTGATATACGTAACAATCCTTTCGTTGTTAACGGTCGCCCCGTTTATAATAAATGGCTTCCTACCATGAAAGGCGGTGCTGATGATACTGTGTATGAACTTCATCAATGTAATTGGGAACGTGATTTCTTGACTACTGCCGTACCGAATCCTCAACAAGGTGTTAACGTTCCTCTTGTTGGTCTTACTGTCGGAGATGTTGTTACCCGTTCCGAAGATGGAACTTACTCCGTCCAAAAACAGACTGTTCTTGTTGATGAAGATGGCTCTAAATATGGTGTATCTTATAAAGTGTCTGAAGATGGTGAGCGTCTTGTAGGTGTTGATTATGACCCTGTTTCGGAAAAAACTCCTGTGACTGCTATTAATTCTTATGCTGAATTGGCCGCTCTTGCAACGGAACAAGGTTCCGGTTTTACAATTGAAACTCTCCGTTATGTGAATGCTTACCAAAAGTTTTTGGAACTTAATATGCGTAAAGGTTTTTCATATAAACAAATTATGCAAGGTCGTTGGGATATTGATATCCGTTTTGATGAGTTGCTTATGCCCGAATTTATTGGCGGTATTTCTCGTGAGTTGTCTATGCGTACCGTTGAGCAAACTGTTGACCAACAAGATACTTCTTCTCAAGGTCAATACGCTGAAGCACTTGGTTCAAAGACTGGTATTGCCGGAGTTTATGGTAATACTTCTAATAATATTGAAGTATTTTGTGATGAGGAATCTTACATTATTGGTTTGTTAACTGTAACTCCTGTGCCTATTTATACACAATTATTACCTAAAGATTTTGTATATAACGGTTTGTTAGATCATTATCAACCGGAATTTGACCGGATTGGTTTCCAACCTATTACTTATAAGGAAATATGCCCGTTAAATTTTGATACTACGGATACGAATAAAATGAACGAGACGTTTGGCTATCAACGTCCGTGGTATGAATATGTAGCTAAATATGATAGTGCGCACGGTCTTTTCCGAACGAACATGAAAAATTTTATCATGCATCGTACGTTCTCCGGACTTCCTCAACTTGGACAACAATTCTTGTTGGTTGACCCTGATTCGGTTAATCAGGTTTTCAGCGTTACGGAATACACGGACAAGATTTTCGGCTACGTGAAGTTTAACGCGACTGCCCGGTTACCAATCAGCCGTGTTGCAATACCTCGATTGGACTAAGAAAATAATTTTTTCTTTTTTTCTTCCGACATTGCATCTTTAAGGCATGTGTGTGCGACTTGCTCCAAGGGTTCTATTAGTAATAATTGTTAAATATTAGAACTCTGTTATAATATTTAATCAATTATTAGTAATAGGTTCATTGGACTTGTCGCGCGCGCATACCTATCTTTGCAATTTCGTAAGATTAAAAGGGAAAAGTATTTTCCCTCTGCGTGAAACGCAAATTAATAGCAACTCTGTTGCGTGCGTCAGGGATAGAAGGCGAGTATCGTAGCGAAGCGGAGATATGTTTGAGCCGGATAGCCCGCCCGGACGCCCGAATAAATATTAAAATTTTAAATCTTACAATTATGGCTAGAAATACAAAACCGGATTATAAATCCGTAACATGTGAATTTGATGTACAAAAAGATTTTGAAAGAACTAAACCTAACTTAGGTTTAACACCTCAACAGGTAGCCGAAATGGCAAAACGTGGTATTCCCGTTTCTCCTATGAATGTGAATTTTATTGACGTAAACGGTGATGCTTCTTGGAATATAGAGCCCCAGTTCCGTCGTGAAATGGATATGGCTACCGCCTGGGAAATGGAAAAAGCTTCTCAACGTAAAGCTCTTCAGGTTCTTCGTCAGAAGAAGTTTGGTGACAAGTATATTAATCCTCAAAACAACTGATTATGGCTAATGTTGGTGCTGGTGCTGCTGCTGGTGCCGCTGCTGGTTCTGTTGTTCCCGGAATTGGTACCGCTATCGGCGCTCTTGGTGGCGCCGCTATTTCTGCTATTGGTAATTTTTTCGGAAACAGAAGTAACCGCAAGGCATCCGCTGAAGCCTTTGAGCGTGAAAGTAAATTCGCTCGTGAAGAACGTTTGGCGCAACAACAATGGATTGAACAAATGTACGAGAAAAACAACTCGTATAATTCGCCTGCTGCGCAGATGCAACGTTTGAAAGAAGCCGGATTAAATCCGGATTTGATGTACTCCCGTGGTGACGTAGGAAATGCGACTGCTCCTGAAGCTCCTGCACAAGCCCCTACACCTCGGTACAACGTAATACCTGCGAATACTTACGGACAGACTGCGCAAATTGCTGCTGACGCTGGCTTGAAAGCTGCGCAAGCTCGTTTGGCAAATTCCGAAAGTAAGAAGACAGAGACTGAAGAAAGCTTGCTTACAGCTGATTATCTGCTTCGTAAGGCTCGCACGGAAAGCGATATTGAATTGAACAACTCGACTATTTATGTAAATCATGAACTCGGTCAATTGAATCATGCTGAAGCTGAAGTTGCTGCAAAGAAACTTCAGGAAATAGATGTTGCAATGTCCGAAGCTCGTGAACGTATTAATATGATGAAAGCTCAACAATCACAGATTGACGAGAATATAGTTCAATTGAAGTTCGATAGGTATCTGCGTTCTAAAGAGTTTGGACTCCTTTGTAAGAAAACGTATCAGGATATGAAAGAGAGCAATTCTCGTATTAGCCTCAATGCTGCTGAAGTGCAGGATATGATGGCTACACAGTTGGCTCGTGTAATGAATCTGAATGCGTCTACTTATATGCAAAAGAAGCAAGGTCTGCTAGCTGGTGAACAGACTATGACTGAATTGTACAAGCAAACTGGTATTGATATTTCCAATCAGCATGCCAAGTTCAACTTTGACCAGGCTAGAAGCTGGGATCAAACCGAAATCATAACCGGACTGTTTCTTTTCTATTTTATGATAATGAC